CGGAGGCACCACCACATCAACTGCCACCAGTAGCACCTCAGAGAAATCCTTCGAGCCGCGCCGCCACACCACCGGTGGCCTAGTAGGAATCTGGAACCGGTTCTGGTGGGGACGACCCATATCCCAGAACACCCCGCCAGTAAAAATCCACGTCCCACTCGCCAGCGACATCGCCGCGACCTTCTCAGACCTCCTCTTCGCCGAATCACCCAAAATCTTCATCCCATCGGAAGAAGGCGAAGACAAAACCAGCACCGAAAAAACCGATGACCGGCTTCAGCTCATCCTCGAAGAAAACGGAATGGACTCCCTCCTCCTCGAAGCAGGAGAACTCTGCTCCGCCTACTCAGGGGTGTTCCTACGCATCAACGTGGATCAAAGCGTTACCCAAGTACCCATTCTGACAGCCGTATCCCCCAAAGTTGCCGTACCAGAATTCCAATGGGGCCGCCTTAAGGCAGTCACATTCTGGTCACGGCTCAACCGTGACGGAGCGAAGGTTTACCGGCACCTAGAACGCCACGAACCAGGGTTCATCCTCAACGCCGTCTACAAAGGCACCGAAGAGAAACTCGGGACGCAAGTATCCCTCGACATGTTCGATGAAACCCGCGGTGTTGAACCGGAAGTCAAAACCGGAACGACCACCCTGACAGCTCAATACATCCCTAACGTCAAACCTAACCGGCTCAACGTGGGTTCAGACCTGGGCCGATCTGACTACTCCGGTATCGAACTCGTCATGGACGCCCTCGACGAGTGCTTCACCTCATGGATGCGTGATATTCGGCTCGGTAAGGGACGCCTCACTGTGCCACGAACCCTCGTCGAAGGCCTCGGCGAGGGTAAAGGCGGTAACTTCGACACAGAGGTGGAGGTGTACTCGCCAGTCGAAACCATCGACAACCCAAATGTGCCACCGCTCATCACCGTCTCCCAGTTCGCGATCCGATCCGCTGAGCACGCACAGACCGCGAAAGCCCTCAAAGAAGAAGCCGTCTCCGGTGCTGGGCTATCACCACGAACCATGGGACTCCAAGGAGACACGGCCACCACCGCTACGGAGAACCGGTTCCTGGAACGTAAATCGCTGAACTCGCGTTCCCGCAAAATCAGGTACGTCCAGTTGGCGTTGCGGCACTACATCACCGCCCTGCTTGAGGTGGACAACGAATGGTTCGGCTCCGGTAACGCCGCCGTGCCACCCACGATCGAGTTCCCCAAACCGATGGTTGAAGACATCAGACAACTATCCGAAACGGCCGACCTACTTAATCGGGCCGAAGCGGCATCTATTGAGACTCTGGTCCAACTGATCCATCCCGATTGGGATAAGCAGAACGTGGATGAGGAAGTCGCCAAAATCATGGAGGAAAAAGGGATCTCTGTAGTCGACCCGGAGCAGGCGTTTCAGCAGACGGCGGGGCTAGCCGCAAACCCAGACGCTCCAGTGTCGCCGGCTATTCAGGCGCCAGTTGGAGAATCCGGCGGGCTGTGACATGCCTATCCCGGATCACGACTTCATAGATGAGCTGACCGCGATCCTCATCGGCGCCTACGCAGATGCTGAATCTTCACTGCTGCGGCAAATGGCAAGACGCATCCAGGTAGGTATCAACGACCCGGATTGGCGGGCGCGGCAAGCCGTGCAACTTGCCGCGTTCCGGCGGGATATCGACGTGATCGTGGCCCGCCTCAATCGAACGAACGCCTCACAGGTACCCAAAATTATTCAGGAAATATCAGAACGGGCCGATGCGATCATCGATCGAGAAACAGCCGCTCTACCGCTAGCCGAAGCGGCTCTACGCAGTCCTGAACCTAGGGACGGTGCTGCAGAACAAATCAGGGTATCTGTGGCCCCCTTGTCGGCCCGTATGGAGTTCGTTGCGTCCTCCACGTACCAAAACATCATCGGACACATCCTCGACGCTGAGCTGGGCACGAGACGCCAGGTGGCCCAGCATGCCCTCAACGCGTTCGCTAGCCGGGGTATCACCGGGTTCCGGGACCGTTCCGGTAGATCGTGGGAGTTGGCGTCCTACGTGGAGATGGCAACCAGGACCATCGCTGCCAATCACCAAATCAGAATGCAAGCAGAGCAACTTGTTGCTTTGGGCCTGGACCTTGTGATCGTCTCCGACGCCCCACAGGAGTGCAAACTATGCCGTCCCTATGAAGGGAAAGTCCTCTCCATATCTGGCAACAATGTGGGCAATGTGGAAGTGGCCAACCCGATCAGCGGCGAATCAGTACGCGTCCATGTCATGACATCACTGGCGAAAGCAACGTCAGCGGGGCTACACCACCCTAACTGCCGGCACAGCGAGTCAGCATACCTACCAGGTGTAACAAAACGCCCAACTAAAACGACGGACATTGAGGGAGACGCTGCGCGACAGAAACTCCGATACCTGGAACGGCAAAAACGGGCCTGGTTGAGAAGACAAGCTGTCGCCATCACCAAAGAGGACACGAAACGCGCCGAAACCGAGACCAACCGCTACAACTCCCTGATTACCGAACATGTAGCTATGACTACCGCGAAACGCCAACGCAGTAGAGAACAGATCACAGCAGCAAGATAGGTTAAAGTGGTACTGTTAGACCCCTAAGTCGATTAGGTGAGGCAATATGACGCTACCGGGCTCAGACGGCGCGATTAGCGGCTCTTCCGCTGGTGACAACTCTGGACCGATGACCACATCGCAACCGCCCCACAGCGATAGCGGCCAGACACAAACACCCGCTGCGCCCCCCACTTCTGAGCCCGGTAGTACCTCAAAGCAAACTAGTACCCCGAAGCAAGACGACCACATGTTTCCTGCGCCAGTCGTTGAGCAGCTTCGGAGAGAAAACCAGCAACTACGCGCCAGCAACAACGAATTCCAACAGAGCGTTCTCAAATCGCTTGGTATCACCAGCGAAGGTAAACCCGACGCCGAGACCCTCCACAAAACCCTCGCTCAACGCGACGCCGAGGTTCGTAGCCTCAAAGTCGGCAACGCCCTAGCCGACATTTTCTCCGAAGCCGGTGTTAAACCGAAACTCACCAGATCCGTACTCAGCGGTGAGGGTTTACTGAACGACCTCAATCCCGACGATAAAGACTTCTCAGATCAACTCAAGGCCATAGTCACCAAGCTCGTCGCCGACAACCCGGAACTCAAAATCAACCAGCCACAAACCGCACCAATCGGCGGCTCCGGTGCCTCCACCCACTCCGGTAACGGCAACGGGCCACAGCAACTCACCGAAGCAGATGTAAAACGCATGTCTAATGAGGAAATAGTGGAAGCCATGGATAAAGGGCTTCTCAACAGCTACATGGGACGTGTATAAGTCGTAACAGCAGCTAATAGTCCGGCAGGCCCGGTGAAGCAACGTTAGCCGCTAGATAGCCCGCCCGGCGCGGTGATAGCCAATCCAATCCGTTATCACTGCGAAAGCGGGGCCATGCCATGGCTATCAACCTGTTTAAGCCGGAGATTTGGAATGCCCGGCTTCTCGTATCCCTCAAAAAAGCGCTCGTATACGGCGCTCCCGACGTTGCCGACCGCCGCTATGAAGGCGACATTCGTAACGCTGGCGACACCGTGCGGATCACTACGATCAGCCGCCCAACTGTGGCCAACTATGTGGCTAACACGACCAGCATCACCCCCGAAAACCTCACCGACGCGCAACGCACACTGGTCATCGACCAGGCGAAGTATTTCGCCTTCGAGATAGACGACGTAGACGCCCGCCAAGCCGCTGGCGATGTGATGGCTGCCGGGATGGACGAAGCTTCCTACGCTCTACGTGACGTCGCTGACCAGTACGTTGCCTCCCTGTACACGGGGGTTCAATCCGCGAACAACCTCGGCACCGTCTCCGTAACATCAGCGGATCTGGCCTACACCCAGATTCGGTCTCTGAAGCTGAAACTGGACGAGGCGAACGTGCCCCAAGAAGGCCGATGGATGATCGTGCCCCCGTGGTACCACTCCCTCCTGCTGGACAACAACAAGTTCCTCGACGCGTCAGCCTCGGGATCCACCGAACCGCTCACAAACGGTCGAGTAGGACGGGCCCTCGGATTCGATATTCGTGTCTCCAACAACGCCCCTAACCCCACTGGTGACGACTGGGTAGTCCTCGCTGGTGTCCCAGGTGCGATCACCTACGCGGAGCAGATCAACAAAACCGAGGCTTACCGCCCCGAATCGGCGTTCTCCGACGCCGTGAAGGGCCTACACCTGTACGGCGCCAAGCTGGTCCGCCCAGACTCCATCGCGGTCCTGATCGCCTCCATCGGCTAAACCTCGGGTTTCCTAACCCGAACCCGACACCTAGTTAGGAGAACGTTATGGCTGCGATTCCACTCAGCACCCTGACCCCGAATGCGCGTACCGCCGACCCGGAGGGCACGGCTTCGGGATCAACGAACATCGTCGCCGCGGGGGCCGCGCCAGAGGAAATCATCCTCCGGGCCGTGGTCGCTAACGCCACCACGAACGTCACCGTCAAGGCCGGCGATAGCCCGCCTGCTCTATCGGCTGGCCAGGGTGACCTG